TTTCAGAATATTAATGCCTGCATTCGTATCCCGGTCATGAACTGCATGGCATTTCGGGCACTCCCAGATACGAATGCGCAGATTTTTCACCAGCGGATTCCGATAGCCACAGGAACTGCAGGTTTGACTGCTCGGATACATCGTTGGTACTCTGTGAAGTTCATTTCCATACCAGCTGGCTTTATGGTAATTATACAATTCCGATCACTTCTGCGTTTTCAACGATGATCTCGTCTTCATCGCTTCCGTATTCATACCGGTCTCCGGCTATAATCACTGTTTGATATCCATAATCATAACTCTCTGAGTCTTTCAACGCTTTTTCCAATATCTTCTCTGCCTCTGCTGCTTCTTCGTTGTCAAGATTTTCCAGATTCTCGATTCTCATTCCGCACGTTCCCGAAAGCTCTACTGGCTCGTCGTCTTCAAAAGTGCTTTCATCCTTTTCATAGTTCCAGTCGAAGCTGTTTCTGCAAATATCACCCACTTCGTAGTTTTCGTCTTTTCTGCACCGGCGAATTGCAGCTACTGAAAAGTAATTTTCGTTCATTTTCTTTAAAACTTCTTTTGCGTCCATTTTGTTTCCCTTTCTTATCTTTCATTAATCGTTTTAACCTGTTCCTTTGTTAATTGTATTATACTCCAATGGAGTATAAAAATCAATGTTTTTTTTCGAGTTTTTTAAGCAAAAAAGGACGCAAAAATGCGTCCTTATAATTCTTTCTTATTTTTCTTTTTATCTTGTTTCACGACTTTTTCCAGCAGGCTCAACACGTATAATGGTGGCTTTCTTTCTCCGCTTTCCCAATGGCACAGGGTCCCTTTCGGGATCCCGTACCGCTTGCAAAACTCCCCTTGTGAAAGTCCGGAATGCTCTCTTATTTCTTTAATTGTCATCACAGTCTTCCTCTTTTTTCTTTTCCATCCATTCTTTGTTTTTTGCTATCGCGTTATAACTTTTTTCTATTTTCTCCTCAAACCTTTTCTTTTCTTTTTCCATCATTTCACGCTCGTTTTCAATTTTGTTTATAACTTCGTTTGTGATTCCTTTGTTTTCCCGGATCATTTGATATGCCCATTGTTCACCCTCATAATTTAGGCACTGTAGCGTGTGGGCGATCTTTTGCGTGATCACATATCCCGGATTGATCGTCGGCATTCCGTCTAAGTTCTCTTTTATTTTATTTGTTGATCCGCTGACAAATAATTTTGCTGAGTCTCGCGAATTTCTTATTCCTTTCGGATAAGTTGGCGGGATGAAATCCGGTTTTCCTGTTATGCTGCACACGCCGTTTGGTGCCAGCGTTTTCAGATAATAGTCGCGCCACTGGAAATCTTGCCCGTCTCCCGCCTGCAATGCGTGCAAACAATACGCTTTATATTTTTCTTCCGACTCAGAAACTCTTGTCAAAGCTTCCCTACTTACCATTGTAAAGCAAACCATAACCTTTTCTTCTGGCAGATTCACTTTTTTTAAAAGATCTTTAATACAATCTCGAAGAAGTCCTTTTTCAAGGAAACGGTATACCGATTTTGCCAGCTCGTCGTCAACCTCTTCGATGTACTCTCCCAGCTGCTTCATGTAACTTTCGTGCTTTTCTTTGCACTTTGGGTCGTCGTACTCGCTACATAAATATTGCATGTTGTCATGTATTGGATGTGGCGAGCAACCGCTCGTTCTCGACTCCGATTCAATCGTGCACGGAATCGTAAAACGATCTTGCTCATTCAACATTGCACCGACGAAATTTCCGCTTTCATCCAGCAATACTTTTATATTCGGCTTAACTCGCGTGTGCGCGATTGGGATAATATCTTCTACTCCCATGTCTTCGTAAACTTGTAAAATTTCTTTCCAGTACATTTTCTCTCCTATTCTCTTTTTTGTTATCTTTTGTTAATTGTATTATACTCCATTGGAGTATATAAGTCAATATTTTTTGTTATTTCCCCAGCATAAAAAAAGGACGCATGTTTGCGTCCTTTTTTTATGCTGCCTTCCGTGCACCTATTCAATAATGTTTTTCAACTCACAGATTCGGTGTCTGACGCAAGATACTAACTATCTTGCAGATATATCTTAACACTATTGCTTTATTTTTTCAAGTTTTTTCTATTCCGGCACGAACTCCACGAGTTCCGGATCTCCTGTTACCCAGTAGCCCTCGTGTGTCTGGAAAAAAGTGTCTTTTCCGTCTGCTGCTTTCCGCAGCACTCGCTTAACTTCGAAGTTCGTCACGCCGCAGATCACATTGTCCGCTTAATTTCGACACCCGGACATCGTTGATCCGTTCTGCAGTACGGTTCTTTACGCAGAGATAGACAACTCCTTCTTCGCTCGAGAATGGCTTCTTTCTGGCATTTTTGCTGAAATATTCGATTGCTGTATAGTCTCCGAACCGAATTCGCTGCAACGCGTCTATCATGGCCTGATCCGACTGCCGCACCACTTCCTGCAGATCGCACAGCAGGAAATTGTGCTGTTTCCAGCCCTGGGCCTGGAACGCATAGCCCGATCCACATTAAATCCATAAGTATAAAGAAGATTAGAACAAAGCCCGTGTCAATGATTGACACGGGCTTTGCAAATAATTTTATTTAAGGATATGAATAGGATACCATAGATAGTTATGATTTTCAAGAAAAAAATTTTTATTTAGTATTGTTATTATTTGTTCATGCAAAAAGGCAGCCTTAAAGGCTGCCTTTTCTTTTATAACATCAGGTGCGCTCCTGCCTCTTCCGCGTAGTCTTCGGCGATCTTTTCCGCCTCTTCGTAGTTCTCCGCGGTGCAGATCAGCTCCAGCGTCTCGTTGTCTACGACCTCGATCTCCATTTTTGAAAAGCTCCAAATATCTCCGCCGTTGATCCATTCGCCCTCGTTGTACTCGTTTTCCTGGATCATGTACTCCGTCACAGAGAATAAACCGCCAGACTGGCTGATCTCGGTTTTATATTTCGCGAGCTCTTCCTCTGCTTTTTCCAAGCTCTCAAATTCTCCGAGCCTCTCCGGCTCCACGTCGTACATCGTGCATCCCTCTTTTATTTCTTTTCTTTCCTTCCATGCGAACTCCGCGCTACATTTCTTTAATTCATATTTTTTCATTTTCGTTTTCCTCCTTTATAGCTATATATTCTCTATTCAACGCCCTTATATATCACATCTCTATCATCAATATAAATCAATGTAGGATCATCGTACTCTTCGTACCTTGTATATCCAATAAATCCTTCTGTATCAATGTAAGGTGCTAACCAATGTAGAAACTTATCAATCTCATTATCATAATTTTTTAAATTGGCTCGAATATTAACCTTATAACATTTTGAAATGTTATCAAACATGATCTTGCTATTAGTCATTCCGTCAAAATAATAACTATCACAACAAGCTACCATATCCCATCTATCACACTTAAAAAATTCATGATTAGGTAAATCTGAAGGTTTATCATTATCATCTATAAGATAATATAAAACATCAACAACATTCTTTGGTGTGCCTTTTGTCAAATCAAAACACACATTGATTTCTGTGTACATTCCCATTTGCTTATGATCTCCTTATCTTTCGCAGATCAGCTCGGATTCTTCCAGTTCCTCTTCGATCTCTTCAAAATCCACTTCGTTGTGATCACTCACGTCTTCGAAGTCAAAAGCCGCCGGTTCGTATTTCTTTCTTAATTCTTCTGCTGCGTTTTCTCCATATAAGTCTACGCCATCAACTCTTCCGGTCGGTGCTCCGTCAAATACTTTTGCGGTCTTTCCATCTGTAAAGATCACTTTGTTGTTTCCGTTTGTCTTTTCAAAATAAATTTTCATTCTTATTTCCTCCCGTTTTCTTTATTGTTCCTTTGTTGTCTTTATTATACGCCAATATTGGCGTATTGTCAACACTTTATTTTACTATATTTTTTCTCTTTTTATATTGACTTTGCGCCAATATTGGCGTATAATGTAATCAAAGTTAAGGAACGAAACAAACACAGGGAGGAACAGAATATGGCAACAATTAAAGAAATCAGAACGCTTTGCGGAATGACGCAAAGCGATTTTTCAAAAAAAGTCGGTGTTAATATCCGACTTTTACAGAAGTATGAGTCTGGAGAGTGTTCTACACAAAACATGTCGGCAAAAGTCGTCCAGGCTTTCACGTCTGCTTTTGGCTGCTCGCTTGAGGAGCTGCTCGATCTCGATACCTCTGTTTTTAGTGGCGAGGTTACCGCGTCTTTAAAAAATGGCGACCTTTCTCTTCCGGATGTCTTTTTCATGGCAAAATATCAGCGTGTTAAAAAGTGCAGCAAGATAGGCGCATTTGATGACACTTTTCGTGCTTGTTACAATCGCATCCCTCCCGCTTTGGCTGGAAAATTGTCTGCTCAAGATCTGGCGGATCTAGTTGACGCCTTTTATAATTGCTATAATGATGGACGCTAAAGGAGGGAAAGCAATGTCAACACCTATGAGAGTTTGTGCTTTATGTGGAAAAGAGTATGAGGGAATCGGAGACACGCGGTACTGCCCGGAATGTACCGCAGAACAGCGCAAAAATGTGATGCGAATAAGAATTTGTAAAGATTGCGGCCGTGAATTTATCGGCGCCCCAAAAGCGGGGCGCTGTGCGGATTGTGCTCGTATAGCAAGAAACGAAACCATGAAGCGATACAAGCATAATAAAAACAGAAAGTCCGTTGGAAGCGAAGGCATCTGCGAAATTTGCGGAGCTACATTCATAAGAAACGCCCCTATACAAAAATACTGTTCGCCAGAATGCGCTCGAATTGGATTGCTGGAGTATCAGCGGAATCGAAAAAAAGGAGAGCGTAAAGAACCCGATAATGAAATTCAAAAAAATGCAAGAAGTCAACGAAGGAAAGTTTGTGTTTACTGTGGAAAGCAATTCTGGGTAAAAACCGCAGCTCAGACGTGCTCTGCTTATTGTAAAAAGAAACATCAAATGCTGAGAAAATGTCAAAATGAGCTAAATGCAAAGCAAAAAAAATTAAATAAACTGCAAGCTGAAAGAGACGATTATAGAAAGCAAGTTGTTGCAGACTTTCAGAAAACATGATATTGCAAATTCTAGGTGCATTCTTAAAAAGGTTATCAGATATTCGAAAAAATACCTGATAACCTTTTTGTTTTTTATTCTGTCATGAACTCCACGAGTTCCGGATCTCCTGTCACCCAGTAGCCCTCGTGTGTCTGGAAAAAAGTCTCTTTTCCGTCTGCTGCTTTCCGCAGCACTCGCTTAACTTCGAAGTTCGTCACGCCGCAGATCACATTGT